GCGGTACAAGAGGAGAAATTCGTGTCAGGACGCACAGTCCTGATCTGGATCGGAGCCTCAGTTTCTGCCGCTATAGGCATTATCGCGTCCGTGAGCGCATTTAAACACTGAAAGAATGGGAAAGGACAGGAAGAAGTTTAAGGACACCAGAATGGGCGCCTTATTGAAAGATTCAGCGCCTGGGATCCTCGGGCTAGCCGGAGACATGTTGCCAGACGCCGGTTTGCTCGGCATGATTGGGCGTGCTTTGTCAGGCGATAAGAACGTGCCTGAAGCCATCCGACTCGAGTTCGAACGTCTACGACTCGAACACGAGATAGACGCGCAGAGACAAGTGACTGCGCGTTGGGAAGCCGACATGAAGTCGAGCTCTAAATTGAGCCGCAACATACGTCCGATGGTATTGATCGCAGTGACGACCGCCGTGCTGTTGTTTGGATGCCTCGACGCTGTCGAGACAGTGGGCTTCAACATGCCACCGGAGTGGATCACTCTGCTCACTACGATATCCACGACAGTGTTCGCCGCATACTTCGCAGGGAGATCCTGGGAGAAGATCAAGACGCTATGACAGAGCATCAAATCCAGACCCGTTTCGTTCAGCTGATTGATCGCTTGAACGCAACGCAGGCAGCAGGCATTTTGTACTGCGCGACCATGGGCGGAGTCAAGCTCACGATTGGCCAAGCACGGAAGTGCAAGGCTGCAGGCTATAGGCGTGGTATCCCAGATCTGTTGATCTACACCCCGAGCGGAGAGAAGGTCGGACTAGCGCTAGAGCTGAAGACGCTCAAAGGCAGACCTAGCCCAGAGCAGAAAGAGTGGGTCGCTCAGCTCGAAGAATTCGGCTGGAGCGCTGCGATTGTCAAGGGCTACGATGCAGCTGTTGAAGAGCTGTTCAAGTATTTCCCGGATCTTGAAGAACCACTAGGCCATTGAGGACGAAACGTCGTCCCGTTGAGAGAGAGAAGCCCCCAAGGTCTGACGACCGAGGGGGCTTTTCGTTACTTGCAGACTTTGCCACCTGGCCTTGAGGCGAAGGAGGCTAGGCCTGTTCGGTGAGGGGGCTTCACTTCTTTTGAGAAGCCCCCACACCCTGGACAATCATCGGCAAAAGAATTATCAGGCAGCATATGGCGAATTTCGCCATCACGTACGCGAAGAGTGATATCAGCATCTACGGTGTGTTCAGTGCCGCATTCGGGGCATTTGAAATCAACTTTCATTGTTCAAGCTGTGGACTATAATCTCGGCAAAGAACTTCGTGCCGACGTCGAAGCAGGGACACGCTTTAGCGACTCCAGCGAAGTCGCGATGACCCATGAGATACTTGATGTTGTAGGCGTCGCTCAAGCAGCAGTTATCCACGATGTCTGCGATGGCCGAGACCTGCTCGTTCGTGATCGTGTCAGCTGGCTTGCCCTGATCATCCAATCCGCCAATGTAGCAAATCCCGATTGATCCTACATTCTGGCCTTTGGTGTGAGCTCCTTGACGAGTGATCTCACGACCTTCTTCGATGGTTCCATCAGGGAGCACGATGAAGTGATATCCGACGTCTGCCCAGCCTTTGGCTTTGTGCCATCTCCGGATGTCAGCGAGACGCACGTGGTGATCCGGCTTCGTCGCGCTGCAGTGGATCACGATTGTGTCCACGGTGTGTAGTTTACGCTTCTTCATTTTCAGTCCGTCTGCACGGGAGGATTTAGGTGTTGAACAACGGGAATGGGACGTGGTCTAGGCTGCTCGTCTAGATACGTTTCTTTCGTGCATGATGTCATCATTGCGATCAGCAACAAGTACATGGCTAGGATCACGAAATTCGGCGCGTTTGAGTTGGAACAATTCATAGCTTGGTGTCGCGACGAAGGTGGTGTGGACAAGGGAGGTTGAGGGTCCGGTAATCTGCGCGAGTACCGAGGCCTTTCGAGATGCGGTGCTTAGCCAGCGTCTCCTCTGGATTGCGGACTGCTTTGAACACTTCGCCAAACGTGACGATGCCGATTAAAACGAAGAATAGGAAAAGGAAAATCATGTCAAAAAGGGGTTGGATCTGAAAGGTCTGGGATTTCGTTGTTGTCAGAGTCTGCGGCCCAGTAATCGCATGCCTCTGAGATCACCTGCAACGCAGCCTCAAATGAGCTGGTCTCGGTGCTTACTTCGAGCTCACTTCCGGTCGGCAGCAGAACTGTCGCTTCGTAGTGGGTCTCGCTTAGTCTTCGCATCTCCACTTCGGCCATGCCATGTGGAGTGTCTTGGGTGAAATTGAATCGCTGTGTCATGGTGTAAATTTACTTTGCCCAATGAGCCCCGATTTCAGGCGTGGCCTTACACAGAGAATTGCCTAAGATCTTCTCAGCTGCTTTCTCCATGCATTCCGATACGACCTGAGCCCATCGTTCCTCTGTCCCGGTCTTCGCTTCAACCAAGAGCTCGTCGTGTACTGCTGCAACGAGCCTGACCTCGTCTCTGTGATCCTGGATCTCATCTCGAAGGTAGATTTGAGCGAGCTTCGTCATGTCCGCGGCTGTGCCCTGGATTACGGTGTTTCGGCCTCGTCTATCGATCATGCCTCTGCTCTTGAAGTCGAGGTCCTCTCTGGGTTGATTAGGATCACCGTAGAAGCGCTTACGCTTGATCGGTGCAAACGTGACTGAGAAGCGTCTTCGGATTGCGGATCTAGCATTACCGTCGAGCCATCCTTTGATCGACGGAAAGGTCTTGAAGTATAAGTTCATGAGCTCCTCAGAATCGTGCTCGGAGATCTCAAGAGTCTGTGCCAAAGACTTGGATCCAGCACCATACGCGAGGCCGAACGATATCGCCTTGGTTCTTGTCCGAAGTTGCTTGTGTTCACTGCATCCACATTTCTGATTGGATGCAGCGAATTCACAGCCATCTTCTGTCGCTTCATCCCACTTCTCGCCGAAGACCAGAGCAGCACAAATGGAGTGTAGATCTTTGCCACTTTCGAGAGCTTCGAGCCACACAGGATCCTTCGCTCCGGTCGCGATGACAACGAGCTCCTGAGAGCCATAGTCTGTTGTGATAAAGGTGAATCCGTCCGTTGGTTTAAAGCAATCACGATATCGCGCATCGGATGGAATCTGCTGCATGTTCGGAGCCTTGCTCGCAACGCGGCCTGTAGCCATGATCTGATCGATGCCTGTGTGCACTCTTCCGTTCTCTACGTACTTCTCAATCCACGACTGTCCGAACGACGTCGCTTTCTTGTTCACGTCAACGAAGTCGATGAATGCATCGACGAGGTTGTGAGAGCCTCCGAAATCGCGTCTAAGCACCTTTGTATCGAGCGACTCGAGCTGCGGTGTAGTCAAGCTCTGGATCACGGGCAAAACATCCTTCTGAGAGCTCCACTTGATGCCAACAGAATCTCGCTTATCTTCCGCCTCTGTGCCGAACATTGAGACCTGGAACGAGTCAGGCTTGAAGCGCTCAAGCTCTGGTCGAGTTAAGACCATGTCGTCCATCCTCAAGAGCAGAGAATCGCGGACATCCTCAGCTTCGATAGCTAGGGCTCTCCAAGCTTCGATATCAACACCGAGTCCGTCCATCTCCATATCAGCAAATGAGAGCATAACCTTGTTCTCCAATCTGATCACCGTGAGCAGGTCATGTTGCTTCGCATCCACAAGCTGGAGCTCAGAGATCTTCGTCAGGTACTTGACGTCGAATGCAGCGTATTTGATTTGAGCCACAGAGAGAGATCCTGAGTGTCCTATGAATGACTCTCTGACCTCCTTGCTCATGTGGATATTCAACCTGCGCTCTAGAACTCCTTTCAAGCTCATGGGCTTTCCGAAGTGATCCCCTGTGTGGATCACTCGTTCAGCGAGAAATGTGTCGTACACGGTGTGGAGTTCAATGCCATGCTTCAAGAGGAACTTAGCGTCGAACTTGAGGTTGTGGCCGAGGAACACGATTGACTCATTTCTGTGCAGCAGAGAGCGCACGAGAGGGCATATCTCTTCGCCACTGAGTTCGATCACGTATTGACGCTCCGCATTGCCGAGTTGGATGCAGAGAATCTCGTTGTCCCTTGGGTTGAGTCCAGTCGTCTCAAGATCGAGTTCGACGGAGTCAAGCTGCCGCAAGTATTCGACCATCTCCATGGTGGTCGAATCCGTCCGGATGTCAGTGTCCAGTATTGTTTGTTTTCCAATGTAGTGTATCATACCTTAAAGATAAGTCGCGAAGTCTGCGATCATCCAGAAGCGGGGCTTGAGAGTGTAGCCAATAGTCATGCTTGTTGTGCACACATATGGATTTAATCTTGGGAGAGCATTACCTTCGATAAACCTACGGACAACGTAGCAACACTGTTCCTCTAGCGAGCTTCGCCCAAGCGAAAGCGAGCGACTAAAAGCGAGGCATTAATAACGAGGCGAATAGTATCAAATCCTCTCCTTCCCAGGAGGGGATTTTCCTTTTGAGCAAAGCGGTATTCCACGCCTGAATTGTCGTATCTTAAGCACATGCCCAGAATCGAGCATAGAGACCCTAGAGGACTTGCAAGAAAGAAAGCGAGTTCTAAGCGACGTTCGTTTCTCCCTAGTGGAGAACCGAACTTCAAGGCGTCTGTGCCGTTTCATGGGGCTCCAGGGAAGCAGAATGCTTGGTACAATAGGAAGTGGTGGAAGATCACGCGAAAGCGCGTTCTGGACGCCGAGCCAGTTTGCCAAGTTTGCCTCCTGAGAGGCCGCTTGACGGAAGCAATCGACGTAGACCATATCTTGCCTCACCAAGGCGACTATGAGACATTCCACGATGCGACTAATCTGTGGGCATTGTGTAAGAGCTGCCATGCTAGGAAGTCGTTCCTAGAGGGGCAGGGGGAGGAGTGCTCTAGCAGACAGCAATGGGCTATGAAAATCGCGAAGAGGGAGGACAACACCTCGGAACAAGAATAGGTCTCAGCCGATGATCCCCTCACCTGAGAGGGGGATCATAGGAAGAGGCCATACGCTATAAGAACAAATGACTAATAAGGAGAAGAACGAAGCGCTGATTACCGAGATCGCTGATGTGATCAAGAGAGATCGCAATGTGAGGGTTCTGTGTGATCTCTCACAGCTTACGACAAGGCAATTAGTGAGGCTGTTTTGGGACTCATATATGAGCGATCCCAAGGCCAGTATGAAAGGCTTTGCTGATGCGCTATATGCATGGGTTGACTCAGAGCTAGAGCGCGAACAAGAGTGTGATTGAGGCATGATTTCCACGAATGAGCCAATAGCTTCGACGAGTGGTATTTCCACGAACTCAGTGATAAGTCCTATGAATCGCGAGTTGATGCATGTGATGATGCATCAGTTCGCAGGACGGAATAACGAGTTAGTCGAAGCCGGGGTGGCGTTCGTAAATGATTATATGATGCTCATGGAAGGCGACGGTTCAGGGGTCTCTTGTGTGCACCCCACTTTTCCAAGCCCGGTACACCCCCGAAAGGGCTGTAGTCCCCTTTCCACGAACTGCACTAAAACACCGACGACACAATGAATAAAGAACCCAATAAGTTAGCCGCGCTCGACGCACTGAAGCGCGGGGCTGAAGCGGGATCCGCAAAGGCGGATATCGCGAAGTCAAAGGCCGCCAAGAAGCCCACCGCCTCTGACATCAAACCCCACACCTCCCCTAGGAAGACCCTGACGCAAGTGAAGCCTCAGGTGCGCCTAGGTCTCACCGAGACTAAGTATTTCAACGCCGTCGCGGACTTCCTAAGTGCGGCGGGACTACTAGAGGTTGTAGACAGCTTACTCCTTACCATGCTGGCCCAAAACTACGCGACGTGGAAGGAGATCTCCGAGGACCTTACGCCCCAAACGAGGATCACGGTTCTGCCGAACGGCATTGAATGCGAGAGCGCGATGTCTAAGCTCGCGAGAGACGCCGAGAACCAAATCATGAAGATAAGCGGAAAGCTGGGATTGAGTCCGGCGGACCGGAGCAAGATGCTCGGAGCCCTCGCGCAGGCGGAGGCGGCCAAAAGCAAGAAGCAGGATGATGACCTTGATCAATACCTATCCTGAAATCGCGACTTCCTAGTAAATGAGGGAGGCTCTCAATCTATTGAGCCTCCCACATTGCAACAACGCACGAAGATACATGAAACACCCCACACACCTTTACATAGATTACGCCAGGGCTGTCGCCTCTGGCGAGCAGCCTGCAGGCAAGTACGTCTCGCTGGAGGTTGACCGCTTTCTTGATGATCTCTCACGCGTAGGCGACGACGATTTCGAATGGACATTTGACGCTGACAAAGCCGAGCGATATATCGGCTTCATTCAACAGTTCCTCGTGCACACCAGGGGCAAATGGGCTGGAAAGCCCTTTGTGCTTTCAGCCTGGCAGCAGTATTTCGTCGCGAACATCTTTGGATGGACTCACAAAGATAAGGGATATCGCCGATTCCGGACAGCGCTATTATTTGTCGCCAGAAAGTCAGGCAAAACGCAGTTGGCCGCGGGTATCGCCATAGCGATGGCCGTGTTGGACAACGAGGCCGCAGGCGAGTACGTGTTTGCGGCGTCCAAGAAGGACCAAGCGAAGATCGCCTTTGACGAAGTGTCGCGGATCTTGAGAAAGTGTCCCAAAGGCGTCCGAAATCGCTTCCAGACGCGCAGGCATGAGGTCTTTGCCCCGAACGACGGGATCATGAAGGCTCTCAGCTCCGATGCGAACACTCTGGACGGCCTCTCGCTGCACCTCGGCGTGCTTGACGAGTACCACTCTCAGAAGACGTCAGATTTGTGGAACGTATTGAAGTCGTCAATGGGATCCAGGGAGAATCCGTTGATGCTCGCGATTACGACAGCTGGCTTCCTCCCGGATGGCCCTTGCGCGACGGCGATGACCACCGGGAAGCAGGTTCTCGAAGGCAGGAAAACAGACGAGCGTACGTTGGCCATGATCTACCAGATTGACGACGACGACGACTGGCAAGACGTGGAGATCTGGGAGAAAGCGAATCCTGGTCTCGGAGATTCGATTTCCATGGAATATTTGAAGTCACAGGCGACGCAAGCGAAGAACATCGGAGGCAGGGCTGTGGTCGAGTTCCAGACCAAGCATTGTAACCTGTTTACGGCAGGCTCAGACATCTGGATCCAGCCAGAGATTTGGGATAAGCAAATCGAAGACACCTGGAGGCCATCGAAAGGGGCGATGTGCTACGCTGGACTCGATCTCGCGTCCGTGAGCGACCTTTCTGCGCTCGCGCTGCTGTTTCCACGCCCAGACGGTTCCTGGTTCACAGAGGTGCACCATTTCGTGCCAGAGGACGCGATCAAGCGGAGACTGGAGCAAGACGAAACGAGTGTCTATGCGGAGATGGCTGAGAATGACTATGTCCATATCACAGAAGGGAACGTTACGGACTACTCTGAGATCCGCAAATTCATCACCGGAGTCGTGATCCGCGACAACAAGGTTGAGGTGATCCCAGGGTCTATCGCGGAGCGATACAATTTAGTCGGACTCGCGTATGACCGGTTCAACTCCTCTCAGCTCGTTATCGACCTCATCGGAGACGGCATTACTGCTACTCCACACGGTCAGGGATTCGTGTCCATGTCGCAGCCGACAAAGGAGATTGAGCGCATGTGCCTGGATGGTGAATTATGGCACCCGGACGACAAGCTCCTCGCATGGGAGGTCGCAAACGTTTTCATCCAGATGGATCCAGCGGGAAACATCAAGCCGAACAAGGAGAAAGCGGCCGACAAGATTGACGGAGTCGTGGCTATGGCGATGAGCGTAGGAGAGATGCTTCACCACCTCGCAAATCCAGAGGAAGACAACTCGATTCCCACGGACTGGGTTCCAAGATGGGTCTAGCACACCGCCTAATGTGACTATGCTCAAAACGGCCTTAAATTGGCCTCATGAGCAAATTCAAAGAAGGAGTCGAGCGCTTGTTACAAGCCGGAACCGATATCGTCAGAACAGAGGACGAGCGCAACTACCTACACGTGCCTACGGGACAGTTGCTAGACAGAACCACATCGTGGATTTCAGGCAATGCACCTTTCTTCCTCCCGGAGATTTGGCAAGGCGCTCTGGCGGTCGGTACGGCCGTCGACCAAGCCTGTAGGGACTACTTCGTTGAACCCGAAGTGATGTCGCCATTCCGATACATGGAGAACATCCAAGAGCGCGCCTATCAGCAGCTGGTGGCTGATCTTGACAAGTGGGCTCCGAGCATTGAAGGTTGGGACGTACACGCAGACCGTGTTTACTTCTACAGCCTCGAGCTTGGCGTCGCAGGAGAGGTTGATTTACTGTTGACCAACGAGAAGACTGAGGAGATCTGGATCGTTGACTTCAAGACCTCTCGCGCAGGCACAAAATCGTTTGGCAAGAAGTACGGAGGCAAGGCCTCAAAGCAGGTCAAGTATCGCCTGCAGCTTAACACGTACCGATACATGGCTGAGGAGCTCTCAGGTTTCCCTGTGAAGCGTATCTCAATCCTGCCTATCAAGGTATTCTACGAGCCATTCAAAGCATCGACCTCAGAGGCTTACTTTGAGCCCATGATTGACGTCGAGATCTTAGACCCTATCGACGAGCGCTCACGGTTGCTCGGAATGTGATCCCGCCCCAATATTGAACAGATGACCCCAACCTATCTTCAACATATGAACGCAGTCACACCCACAAATCCCCAGCTCGTCGAGGAGCAACTGAAAACGCTCGCAGTTGAGCTGACAGGGAGAGAAATCGAATTCATGGTACACACGGACGAGTCAGACGACCCGGAACAAGAGATGGAGCGCCAGCTTCTTGTCGGAGAGGTCAGCGCTGAGCTTGAGTGTCTGCTGCGAAACGAGGACAACCTTGACCTCCTGACACGGTACGCCACACAGAGCGTCCAGTCCTTAAGAGGCAAGCTGATCGAGAGCAACCACATCATGATGCGAGACTTCGCTGGCACGCGGATCCAGATTAAGGCTTTTGCCAACATCCAGGATGACTCACACCAGATCTTTCTCCGCGCATATTCGACTGACTACAAGAGTTGCTTCGTGGCTCTCGAGTCGAACGACCCAATCCTCACCCTCACTGCCCTTGAAATGATCACGGGCGCAACAAAAGCAATCAATGCCTAGAGATCGACAAGGACTCGGCTACCTCACAGAAGGTGGCGTCAGATTCATCGCTCAGAAGTTCCTCCGCGCCACCACGAGCGCGGAGGACATCGAGAAGATCATGTCTCCCCCAATTCACGCGAAAGGAAGGCGCAAGGTCAACGATGAGACCACCGAAAAGATGCAATCAATTTATTGGTTCATCTACAACTTCACAGACACATCCACCACTGTGATGGGACGTGCTCTAAATCGCTCTAGAGGGGCGATCTCTCAGGGAGCAAAGCGATACGCGAATCATCTCATGTACGCTCCAAAGCACCGCCGTCAGATTGAGCAAGAACTTGCCTCTATCTTGGCTGAAGCGAAAGCGCTTGGCCTTCACACCAATCGCAACAAGTAACCGCCCTAGCTGAGGCCACAATTTAGGTTGTAAATTAGCCCAACACAAGCGCACAGGCCACCACGTTCAACGGAGCCAACTTTTTTACCCCAACGGAACACCTATTATGGCTATCCCTAAGATCGTACGAGTGAGCATCAACCTCGACAAAATTGATGAAAAGTTTGTTGTCAAAGGCAAGAAAGGCCGCTACCTCAACGTGGCGCTGATCAACACGCCAGACAGCCCATACGGAAATGACTACATGGCGAGTCAAGACCTGACCAAAGAAGCCCGTGAAGCGGGAGAACGGGGTGCCATCCTCGGGAACGCTCAAGCTTGGAACCTCGGTGAGGGTACTCCAGCGACAAAGCAGGACGCTCAGCCGAAAGGCGGAACGGCGCCCAAAGGGGACGACCTCCCCTTCTAAAAGGTCATCTGACGTGGTTGCATCGTTGCACGCGAACCGCACGCAGAATACGGAGAGCCCTGGGATCAACTAATCCCGGGGCTCACCAAAAGCAGCTCACGCTTAGTGAGACGGTGGTGAACACGGCCGTACAACAAGTTTCCGGCTAGCGTCGCGAATGTTAATAGAGGAAAGACCTCTGTCGAGGATAGGCCGCTGCAGCGGTCTATTTTTGTATAGGCACCCCTGGCTCCTGAGTCGCTTTTGCGCGACATAAATTCACCTCATGAACACGCAGCAACTTATAGTGAACCCTCTGGACTGTCTCGACCAGATTCGGGAGCACATCAACAACACAGACCGGCGAGGAGAATACTCAGGTTTCGAGTCACTCGACAGGATCTACACCGCGAAAAAAGGGTATCCACTTTTTGTCGCTGGTGCGCCACACTCTGGTAAGTCACAACTCGTCTTGCAAATGATGGTAAACTGGGCTGAACAGCTAGGATGGAAAGGCCTCATTTACATGGGAGAGGAAGGATCCATCGCAGACATCGTTTGGGAGCTCATCTGGATCAAGGAAGGCAAAGACCCGAGCAACATGAAGGAGGAGCTCATTGACCACGTTAAATGGGTCGCAGCGCACTTTGATCTTGTCGACCCAATTGCAGCCAACGAGAAGCGCTTCGGGATCGAAGAGTGGATGTCACTGACAGACGTCGAAGACAAGTATGACTTCACGCTACTCGACCCATGGAATGACCTGGATTTTGACGCTGAAATCAGAGACGACATTTACTTGACCAGAGCGCTCAAGCAGATCAGAAAGCAGTCGCGCAAATATGACCGCGTCGACATCGTGACGAACCACATCGCGAAGACATCTCACGACGGAAAGACCAAAGGCGGAATGCCTGTCTCAAAGCCAGCACGCCCGAACGAATGGGCTGGCGGTCAAACCTGGTTTCGCCGCGCATTCACGATGCTGCTCGTTTACCGTCCGCCTGAAGGAGATCTTATCGATTTCCTGCCTCACGACTTGCAGTCTGACGCAGACCTGGAAGACGGAGATACCGGCTACAAAGTTGGGCCCGGCGAAGTCTGGATCCAAAACCAGAAAGCAAAGCCGAAAGGCACAGGTCAGCTAGGATGGGCTCGTTTGTACTTTGACAAGGACAGACACCAATACTTCGAATGCGACGAGAGAGAGGGTCGCTACACACTCGAAGACGCGAAGATCAAGCGTTACTACACGGGCGAGCTCAAGCACGCCTCAAGTGGTGAGCGCACACTAGACAACTTCCGCTCTGATGAACCCGCCCCCTTAAAGGCCAACTTCTCATTTCTAAATTCGACCCTATGAACAAAAAGCAACTCAAATTCGCTGCTGACACGATTGCCAGCATCGCCGACCATCTTGACATGCCAGAGGCACAAGGAAATTGTTTCGCGTTGATCTCCTCTCGGGAGTCCAACATGGTGCACGCGATCACCACAGACAACAACCGCGAAGAGCTCCTTGACATGTTCGCCTCTGCCCTTCAGGGCGACGAGGAACTGCTGTCTATCGTTTCCGAATCCTTGATCCGCGCTATCGGCACAACGGATCCAGCTCCGTCGACTAGCTACACGGATCCATCGTCCTGGGATTATTGGGACAATGAGAACTTCAAAGAAGAGGAGAATGATGAACCCGAGGAGGCCACTCGCTCATCGGTTTTCAAAGGCTTCTCCGAGCAGGAGCAGCTCACGTTTTGGCAGGTAGAGGATTCGGTGCGCGACCTGGCTGTCGACGGCGTCTTCAAGCTCACCGACCTCATGAAGTATGACAGACTGAAAGCGTACACACGCGCGCAGGTAGAAGACATGCTCATTCGCTGCAAGTGTGAGCTCACCAAATCACGGCCAGTCACGTTCGACGCCGCCCGTTCAATCTTGATTCTTCACTGAGTAAATTAGCCCCATGAGCAAACAACTTAACCCGACCCAGCGCGCCGAGATGAAGCGCCTGTTCGACGAGAACGGTTTGACTGCAGATGACATCTTCAGTCACAACCATTACACGATCATCACCCGCGGCGGAATCGAGAAGATCCAGGCCGTGCACGACATCGCGATTGACTACAAGATCCTGCACATGGATCTTGCAGCAAAGAACATCCTGATTGAGGCTCGCGCATTTAAGCGTGCTGATCCAGAGAGAGTGACCGTGACCTATGGCGAGGTCAACCCTAAAAACTGTCGTAACGACTACCCTGTTGCGATGGCTGAGAAGCGAGCTTTGAGCCGCGCGATTCTCAAGACTGCAGGCTTGTACGCACACGGCGTATTTGGCGAGGACGAAGCTGAAGATTTCAAGAAGAAATGATTGCAGGTTTCGCTCTCCTCTACACGATGCTGACCGCGTTCTTGATTATCAAGACCGCGTTCGACACCACCTCAGCGTTCTACGCCGAGGGTGATCACGACCGCACTATCGCTGGCGTGATCTTAGTGACACTCGTTTCGCTCGGCGCTTGCTCCACATTGTTCTTGATCTTCGAGCACATATGAAGCAGCCTGACGACCAGATCGGCGGCACACACTATAGTCGCTGCCCGATCCAGCCCATCGAATTTATCGAGGCTGCTCAGCTAGGATACCACGAAGGAAACTGCGTGAAGTATCTCACCAGGTGGAAACACAAAAACGGAATTGAAGACCTTAAGAAAGCGCGTTGGTATCTAGACCGCTTGATTGAGATCTCGGGTGAGTAAGTTGTGTTCATAGTAGGGGGAGCTGGAAACGGCTCCCCTTTCTCGTTGACCCTGCCCTGATTGGCGGCAACTATTAATGTTGTATATTTGCCCTATGCAAAAACAAGTAAACGACATAATGCTCGCGCTGGATACCGCGAGCGACTCGTTCTTCGATAGGCTAAACCCCGCCTTCCTGAAGGTTCAAACAAAGATCACAACCCGACACGGGCAGCTCATTGAGGAGTGGTTGATCCACTCCGCAAATCAGCAAGATCACATGGAGGCCTTTCACATACCCGCAAGCACGGCGGGGACAGAGGTCGACGCCATCCTGATAAACCACGACACGCGTGACGTTCTCCTCCTTGAAGTGAAGCGCAAAGCGGGGCAAAACAGTACCTCGCTGAAATCCATCTCTGACAAGCTGAAGACTTTTCCTAGTATCGCGGCGCACTTCATACCTGAGGGCTATTCTAGCACTGCCTCTTGCTTCTACTACTACGAGCGCGGAGCGAAACGAGAGCACATCACCGCAAGCGCATTAGACACCTTCTGTGGCGCCCCTGTCGTCTCACAAATCGACGCACTCACAGACGTTTTCATTGACACACTCAACACACAAGCAAATGGATAAGATCTCCGTCATCCACGGCGCTCACGCGTCGGGTAAAACCCACGCGCTCAGGGAAGCGTTTAAGATCCCTCCTGGTCAGGTTTACACACACCAAAGCCTCTACCGGGGGAAGGTGGATTTCGCACGCTCTGGCGATCTTCTATGGCTCCCAGAATGGAGGCACAGATCCAAGCGGCATGGGGATTTGAACGAGAGGCTCCACCAGTTCTACGTGGACGTGATCTCCTCTCACAAGGGAAATCTCGTGCTGGACTCAGTTCTCAGGTTCAACCAGGTCGTCCTCGCCGCCGGCGAAAAGCACATTGAACGCATGACGCTCGCAGTGGATCCAGAGGTACACAGGGAGCAACTTATGGGCAGAGGAAAATGTCGCCCTTCCTCTCAGTCTAAAGATGACGCCTGGGCTGACGCCCACAAGCGGCAGACCTATATGGAGAAGAAGTGGCCGACTATAGATAGGGAAGAACTGATCCGAAAAATAATTCAACAAAAACTTTGAGGGATACAAAGTGGAATCGCTTAAACTAAACCCTCTGAAAATATGGGGGACTTTCACAAAATGAAGTCCCCCAAATTTATTTCGCCAAAAACTTTGGTAGAAGCAAAACACAACCTATCTTCATGTCATGAACAACA